GTAACTTATCAACAAGGTGGCGTGCTGTTCTTACAGCGCTATGTCTACCAAGTGTTCGGTTTGGCATTTGCTTTGACCAAAGTTTTGGTTGAAGACGGTGACCATATCCGTATTGGTCAGGTATATGCGAAGCATTTGGCTCAATCTTTGGTGGAAACCAAAGAATTGCTGGCTGCTAACGTATTGAACCGTGCCTTTAACTCTTCATATGCTGGTGGTGATGGCGTGTCTCTGAGCAATTCAGCACACCCATTGGTAAGCGGTACATTTAGCAATTTGCTAGCTACTGCCGCTAACCTGTCACAAACCTCACTTGAGCAGATGTTGATTCAGGTTCGTCAAGCCGTTGACAACAACGGTAAGAAGATCCGCTTACAACCTGTCAAATTGGTTGTGGCACCTGGCAATGTGTTCCAAGCTGAAGTTCTGTTGAAATCAGTTCTGCGTACTGGTACCGCCAACAACGACATCAACCCGATCAAATCGATTGGTTTGTTGCCTGAAGGCGCATCAGTGATCAGCCGTTTGACCAATGCGTCAAACTGGTGGGTCCAGACAGATGCACCAGAAGGTTTGAAGTTGCTCATGCGTCGTGCTCTCGAGAAGACCATGGAAGGCGATTTCGAAACCGACTCAATGCGCTACAAAGCAACTGAGCGTTACCAAGTGGGTTGGACCGATCCACGTGCCGTTTACGGCACACCAGGCGTCTAAAGCGCCACAGGGGTTGGCTCACAAGGTCAACCCCTTTTTATTAACTTGTCTATGCTTTTCAAGGAGAAAGACACATGCCTCAATATTCAGACGATCTATTCTTAGGTCCAGCACAAACTTACATGGGTACGGGTATTCGCCCTTACACCACAACTTTTACTGGCACAATTTCAACTACGACATTGAACGTAACAGCATTGCTTCAAGGGGCACCGCTTGTTTTAGGCATGTATGTAGATGGTTCAAGTGTCACTGATGGCAGTTACATTACTGCTTTCGGAACAGGCACAGGCGGAACAGGTACTTACACATTAAGTGCTTCTTCTACAGTGTCTAGCGCTACAACAATGATAGCGCATACAAACATTCCTTTTGACAATCCTTCACCAATGAGTATCGGTGTTGGCCCATTAGGTCGTGTTTATGTGTGGGATATTGTTCCTCAAGCCGCGGTTACTAACAACATTGCAGCTTCACAAACAGCAACAACCACAAATCAGGCATTAACACTAACTGCAGGTACTTCAGCAAAGTCAGTGATTACCAACACCGGTGCAACTGTGATTCAGTTGGACTTGCCTCGTGCAGTTAAAGTGAATTGCGCTACAACTGCTCGTGCTTTCACTGTTAGTGGCTATGACTATTATGGCCAAGCAATGAGTGAAGTGATTACTGTAGCTACCGCAGGTACTGCTGTAACAGGCGCTAAGGCGTTCTACCAGATCTCTGGTGTGACTATTGCTGGTTCAGCAACTACAGTTGTGGTTGGAACAGGTGATGTATTTGGTTGCCCAGTTCGATTTATTGACAAGTCATATGTTGTTCGTTATGGTTGGAACAATGCTACTACTGATGATACGTCAGGTACTTTAACTGTGGCAGATACTGCTACAGCAACTACAGGTACTGGTGATGTACGTGGTACTTTTGCACCAAGCACTGCGGCAGATGGCATTAAACGTGCTGTTGTAACATTGGCTTTACCTGCAATTGCTGTTGGTCCTAACGCAACTCGCGTTGGTGCTCTTGGCGTAACTCAAGCTTAAGGAGCTTAAATCATGGCAACAAGCTTTAAACGTGAACCTAGAATGATGACCACTGAGCCTTCAGTTGACGAAGTCAAAATGAAGCGCGGTGGCAAAGCTGAAGGTGGTAAGTCTGACATGGCACAAGACAAAGCCATGATCAAGAAAGCCATGAAGCAGCACGATATGCAAGAGCACAAAGGCGGTAAAGGCACTAGCCTGAAACTACGTGCAGGTGGCATGTCTAAGATGAGCAACATGGCGCCAAAAGCCGGTCCTAATGTAATGGGTGGTCTTGCAGGTGGATTAGAAGCCACACGTCCTGACATGAAGAAGATGACTGCTGGTGTTCGTATGCCAGGTTATAAGAGTGGTGGTCAAGCCCTTGCTGCTAAAGGCGATCGCTTTCAGACCAGCACTACACTGAAGCCCGGTATTGACATCAATCGTAAGCCAACTTCTGCTAAGCAAACCAAAGGCTTCAACACCAAAACAGGCGGTGTGTCAGACACCACTGCAGGTGGTAAACCAGCTGGCTTTAAGCGTGGCGGAAAGATTGCTTCTGGCGGTATGTCTATTGCTAAAAAGTATCAGAAAACCATGAACACAGGCAATCCAATGCCTAGTGTCAAAGGTGGTACAAAAGGCATTAAGCAAACTGTTGCAGGCTTTAAAGACGGTGGTCATGCCACTATGTCTTGTATGAATGCTGGTGGCTTTGCCGCTAACAAGAAAATGCAAAAGTGCTAAATAGAGCAGGGACTTCGGTCCCTCTCTTTTTTAAGGATTTACTATGAGTAATAACATTGTTGCTTCAGTCACACGATCTGGTGCATATGAGCCATTTGAGTTACAAGTATCACGTGGTCAGATTTTAGGTCATAGCACAGCAAACATTTTTGCTTACGGGACCACGCCTGCTACTGCAGGATTATTTAGGACAGTTTGGGAAAACATGGCAACAACCGATTATGCATTTCCATCATCTGCCTCCACAATGAATTTAGTTAGTACTGTTGCAGGAGATACTGCAACAATCACTATTACTGGATTAGATGCCAGTTACAACTTAATTTCTGAAAATTTGGTTTTAAATGGAACAACCAATGTTCCAACGACTAAATCATATTTTCGGATTAACAATATATCAGTGTCAGTTGGTTCGGCAACGAACCCCACAGGTGTAATTACATTGTCTGTCAGTTCAACTGTTTATGCTCAAATAAATACGGCTACAGTCAATGGGTCAACATCAAGCATTGGTACATCACAAATGGGTGTGTACACAGTACCTAATGGCTATACTTTTTATGGTTATAGATATGGTGCATATTCATCTTTTAATGGAAATACTGCTAATTACACAACTTACAGAGCATTAACAAATTTGTCTTCCGGTGTACAAAAAGTTATTGTTCAAACTCCTTACAACACTACATACGAAGTACAACGTCATTTTCCATTCCCTTACACTAGTGGAACAGATTTAAGATTTCAAGTAGCAAGTAGTGCTGCAACAGCCGCAGTAGTGAGCATTAATATTGGCGGTGTTTTAATAGAGAACAATAATAATGTAACTGGTTCAGGGAGCTAAACATGCCTTTGACAAAGTCTAAGTCTAAAGCTGCTTTTAGTAAAAATGTCGAAGCAGAGATGCATGCCGGTAAACCACAAAAGCAAGCTGTTGCCATTGCTTATGCTGTAAAACGATCTGCCAAAAAAGAAGGTGGCAAACTTCCTGGTTTGTGGGCAAATATACATGCTAAGCAAGAACGTATTAAGAATGGTTCTGGTGAGCATATGAGAAAGCCTGGAAGTAAAGGCGCGCCTACAAACTATGATCTTAAGCATTCTCAGTCTACGAAAATGGCTAAGGGTGGCGATGTAAAGCTGTCGATTAAACGTGGTGAAAAACTACCAACTAGTCAAGGTGCAGGACTTACAGCCAAAGGTCGTGCAAAAGTGAATCGTGAAACAGGCAGTCATTTAAAGCCGCCACAGTCAAAAGGTTCTCGACATGATTCATTCTGTGCTAGAATGTCTGGCGTCGTAAAGAATGCAAAAGGCGATGCACCAAGAGCAAAAGCATCTTTGGAAAGATGGAATTGTAAAGATGGCGGGTCTACCAGCAAGCACAAAATAAAAGGGTGGTAGTATGAGCACAAGTGGTACTGTCGGTCAGACAGTTATTACTGTTCAGAATCTTATAGATAGCGGAGCTCGTCGTGCAGGCAAGCTTGCCGAAGAATTAACATCAGAGCAAATTGCTGCATCTAAACAATCGCTTTACTATTTACTTTCTAATTTAGTAAACATTGGCATTCAGTATTGGTGTATTAACAAAGTCATTGTTGGCTTAATACCTGATCAGCAAAACTACTATTTACCTGTTGGCACTGTTGATGTGTTAAATGCAAACTACAGAACCCTTACTGCAGTTACAACTGGGGCATACAGCTCATCTGGTGTCGCATTAAATGCTTTTAATGGTGTAGGCGATGCTACTTGTTTGTTAACATCAAACACAGGCTACATTGGTATTAATAATGGCTCAGGCAACCCTGTAATGATCACAACAATAGGCATATTGCCTGCTGTGAGTGGTTCAGTCACTGTTGATATTCAGTACTCTACAGACAATACAACATGGACTACTTTGTATAGCCCCGGTGCTACTACATGGGCATCAGGTACATGGATTTACTATGACTTACAGCCTACGGTGACACAGCCGTATTGGAGGATTAAACAGTCTTCTGGCGTAAACATGGGTTTTTATCAAGTTGTGTTTGGCACTATGCCGTTGGCAATCAATATGTCGCGCATGAATAGAGATGACTATTCATCATTGCCAAACCGTAGTTTTACGGCACTTAGACCTTTGCAATACTGGTTTAATCGAACAATTCCACAGCCTAACATGGAGTTATGGCCTGTACCTAACAGCATTCAGCCACAGTTGGAACTATGGGTAAGCCGTCAAGTACAAGATGTAGGCTCACTTTCTGGTTCAATTGAGATACCACAAAGATGGTATTTAGCTGTTCAAAACATGTTGGCAC